ACTTTCCTATTAGTAGATATAAAACAAAAATATTGATATTGAAAGCTTTAAATTTTGGCTAATTTTTTTCTATTATAGGTCTTTTTATTATGAACTATCTTTTGTTTAAAATGTCTTAATTGCTTCGCAACAGGGTTGCGTTTTTTATTAGCTTTTTGCATTGATTATTCAAGGATTAATTTTTTAATAGACTTGGATCCATCAATATTTAACTCAGTCTCAGCCATCGATTTTATGCATTGATGAGTAATATTACTACCGTATTTTTCACCTCTTGCAGCATGTCTTTTACCCTTCAAACACATTGCCATTGAAGGCTTACCTGTTCTAGGATCAATTTGAATTCTATGTTCCTTAATTTCTCCGTTGACTATCATCAACAATGCTACTACTAATTCTGTCACTGTGTACCTCCATTTCCGTTTTTATAATGTATTTCTCTGTTCGAGTCCTTTAGTTCTTCAATATCTTCTAAAGCTTTCTCTAATTGTTTAGTTAAAAATTCTATGTTAACTTTATTATGCATTCCTGACTCTTGTTGTATCTGTAATTTTTCCACTTGTTTATAAAGTTCTTCAATTAACATAAATTGTTCTGAATCTGCTGGAAGGGATCCTAAAGTTCCTCGTGGCCAACCTATTCTAAATGCTGTATTTTCTATTAAATCTTTTGACATTAACTCTACTTGTGTTTGAAGTCTGTTTTGAGTTTCGATAACTCCGAAATAAGCCCATGTTCCAATTGCAACAAGTGCAATTAATGAAGCTACCGTTTTCATTGGCATTTGGACTGCTGCTTCTTCTGAAATTTTAAGTGCCATTAATTATAATTATATCCTGTGTTTCCTGATTCTAATTTTTTAAATAATTTTTCGTGTTGCTCCATAATCTCTTCATCAGAGTCCATCATCTTATCCATTTTATCTTCTAACTTTTCAACTACTCTTTCAAGTTTATGTACTTTATCTTCATGTACTGCCTGGATAGTTGAAAGTTCAAAAGTTCTAGATAAACTCCAACCTGCTAGAGCTAATAAAATTCCAACTAGCATAGTCATTAATTTTTCTAACATTTTTTACCTAAAATTAAAAAAGCCAATACAAGCTGCTATAATAGTTCCTATACCAACTAATACTGCAACAGCTCCTTTACCTCGTGATACATCATCTGAAAGTTTAGATACTTTTTTATTTAATTCATCTATGGCTTTAATTAATTGTTTCATTCTTTCAGCACATAACTTTTCATGAGAAGAAAGTCTAATACCTAAAGAAGTATTTACTATTGAATCAGATGATTTTTTTGCCATAAATTACCTTTTTTTGTAAAAGTTATATAACAAAAATTATGAAATTAAAAGTGATGACTTCCGTGACTTTGTTGATATCCTCCACTACTTGATTGATCAAATCCATCATTAGCATCAGTTGTTCCTTTATCTTGATTAGTATTATTATTATCACTACCATCGCCATCAGCATGAATATTAATTCCATCTCCTGGTTTTGGAGCATTATAAGTCATCATATCTATTGTATGAATATCGCCTTGTTCATCTTTATCAGTTATATTTTCTATTCTTTCTTTTTCAGCTTTATTAATAGCTGCACCTGCCAAAAATGGAATTGCCCACGGTGCTACAACTCCTAATACACCAGTACCTCCTGCAAGAGCTACCGCACTTCCTCCTATTCTTGCAGCATTTTGAACACCTGCGGGTATTCCTAAATTTTCTTCGACCCACCCATTATATGCATTTATATTATTATTTATTGTATTTTTATATCCATCAATTTTAGTTTCTTTATCAAAGTTCCATTCAAATTTTCCTTTATCTTCTCCTGCTTTAGTAGTTTCATCCCAAGGATTTACTTTATCTTTTTTCTCTTCCCAATCTTTACCATCGCCATCTCTTTTAGAACTTTCAATAATTGTTTCTGTAAGATTAGAAGTATCTACACTATCAGCTTGTTGTGCAGGTTGACAAATACCATTTACTGACATTCGTCCATCTGAACATACAAATTCATTTGTTTCTTGATAATTATATAATAAGTCGTTAATAGTTGCCATATCATTTACCTTGCCTATTATATTTCTTATACGACCTTTTCTCGTGTTTGTTAAGTCGTTTTTTATGTCGTCTAGGACGTTTTGGAGGTTTATCTCGAGGAGTAAAGTTTAAAAACTTTATTCGAGCCATTTACTTATTTATTTAATTTAATAACTTTTGCTGAATTATCTAATAAAATTTTTTTAATTTTAAAAGGTTTTTTATTATTAGTTTTAACAACAACGCCTTTATTTTTTCCTAAAGCTTCTTGTAAAGTAGTTTTTTTATCTACTTCTGCAACTTGAATATTACCATCATCATCAAAAGTCTTTTCAGCTTTCGTTGCTACGAAATCATCGTTTTCTTTTCTTGACATTTTTCTTTACCTTTTTTTTAATCTTTTTAGGTGCTGACATTCTAGAGTTTTGTAATCTACCTAACCCTGATCCTGCGCCTGCCGTCATTTTCATAATTAATCTTTTTTTAAAGCTTTAATCATTTTCTTATTATACGAAGAATAAGAATTAGTTCCAGATTCAGCTGTCGCTTTTAAATCTTTAATAGCATCAAGTTCACCTTTATGACTAACCTCTTTTTTATAAGGATGTCTCTCTGGTCTCTCTGGAGTTCCTAATGTACTATCTTCTCCTGGTTCTCTTTTTGACATAATTAACCTCTTTTAATTTTTTTAATAAAAGATTTATTATCAGAACTAAAATTTGAATTTCTTTTTAATTTAGATATAAAAGCTCTATTATCACCATTGTAATCAGAGTTGCCTTTAGTCTTGTCCTGAATAGTTTTTTCAGCAGCTGCATCCATATGTGGTGGATGAGCTTGTGGTCCAAAACCTGCAGCAGCTCCACTTGAATTATACTGAACAGGAGTTTTAGTTGTATGTTGAGTTTTAGTCATTAGTATATTCCTCCAGTTATATTTAGTTTTTTCATGAAGTTTTTTTCTTCTTCTTCACGTCTTGTTTGTTGTTGTACTACTTCATCTCCAGGATCTTGCATAGCTTTCTTAATCATTGCTGCATCATCGATACATCCAGGATTTTTTTCATAAAATCTAGCATTAGCTGCTTTAACATCTTTTACACTAAAGTTTTCAGTAGTGTAATTAGGTTCTTTGCCTCGTCTAGTAAATGGGTTACTCATTTAAGTCCTCCGTTGTACTTAATTTTTTATTTAGTATAGACTGAAAACATGATTGTGTAAAGGTCGGAAGTAACATTTCGCTAATAGGATTTTTATTATGGCCAGTAGACCAAGATAAACAAGGAATACCCTTCTCGTCCCATGCTACTAGGGCATATCCTTTAATATCTATTTTATCAGTTATCTTGATACATGCATCATGAAATGCATTAATTACTTCATCATTTTGTGCTTTTTCGATTTGTTTAGGACTAGGTGGCTTTTGTTTAATAGGTCTATACCTATTAAGAGTAATAATGTTTGTTTTTATTGCTGCGTTTCCTTTGTTCATAATCTCCATCTTCGGGATCATCAGGATGAGCGACTAAAAAGCCATCACGAATACGCAATAAAGCTTGTACACACGTATCATGAACATCATCAAACTTTCCATAAGGAAAAGCTGCTGATTCCTCTATTACACTTTTAGTCCAATCTTTATCTAAAGTAAACACTAATCCGCCTTCAAACATTGAAGCTACCGAGTGCGTTCTGGATACCTTATCTCTGTCAGGAGTATAAGTAATTACAGGTACTCCTGACCTTCTCATATCTTGTATTAAAGATTGGCCCGAAGCTCTTTTTTCAATTAATACTTGATCGGGATACCATTTTTCATAAGTTTCTTGTGCTCTTTTTCTTAAATCGGGATATTCTAATCTTTCTTTCCATGCGTCTAATAATAAACATGCAGCATAAGGTTGATTTTCTTTATCTCTAGCTGTATAAACTCCCCATGTAGTACATGCAGAAAAGTCTGCGGAAGCTTTAGTAGAGAATGCAGTATCATAAGATTGAACAACATATGATAAAGTTGGAATTTTCTTTTCTGGATATATCTTCCACCAATCTCTTTTAATAATGGATCCTTCATCACCTGAAGGTTGTTGTTGATAAAGAGCTGACCATACTCTTTCTCCTACTGTACTTCTAATTTTTTCTAAATCATCTTTAGAATAAGCTTCAGGCCATAATGCATTTCCTTTTGAATCAATAGCAGGTAAATCTAAAATTTTCCAATCTTCTTTACTTTCATTTAAAATGTGACCAGCTAAATCATCTTGGTGCCATCTAGTTTGAATTATAATTATTTTTCCACCAGGTTGTAATCTAGTATAAGCGACTGACTTATACCATTCGATTAAATTTTTTCTTTGAACTTCTGACTCTGCGTCCTCTCTTCCTTTAATCGGATCATCTATAATTAATAAATGTGCACCTCTACCAGTGATTGCTCCTCCTGCACCTACAGCTGAATAAGTTCCTCCTTGCATTGTATGAAATCGTTTAGCTGAAGTTGAATCTGATCGAAGGCCTACTTGTGGAAATACATTGTTAAAGTCTGGACTAATAATTTGATTACGGACCTTTCGTCCAAAGTCATCTGCTAGTTCTTGAGCATAAGTAGATTGAATAACAAATTCATTAGGATTATTTCCTAGATACCAAGCTGGAAAGAACTCGGAACATAACATTGACTTTCCATGTCTTGGTGGCATAAAAACTGCTAATCTAGTTATTTCTCCTTTTTCTAAAAGTTCTAGATTTTTTGCAATTAATTGTATATGAGCAGGATCCTTATATTGAGGATATACATGTTTAGCATATTGTAATAAAGTTTTACGAGCTTCAGAAGTAGAAAGAAGTTTATTTAAATGTTCTACTACTTCACCCGCACGTTTATCTTTGGTTTTTTTGTATATCTGAATAGCTGACTTTAACTGTTCCTTGATCTGGAGTTTTTGCATTCTGTAATCCTTGTCCTACTGCTCCTTTTACTCTATAATCTTCAAAAGCTTTAGTTAATTTTATAAAAGGCTCTACTTCTTTTTTAACAATTTTTTGCCAATGTAAAGAAGGTTGTCCTATCTTATCTAAATACCAAGCTAATTTAGAAGCATCAGCAAATCTTTGATTTATCATTTTCTGATGATGTAAGTCTCCTTCTTCTTGAGGGTTTCCTTCTTTATAAACTCTTGTTTTAAAAATTTCATCATTATTATTTCCTGTAATATCAGCTCTATCATGTAAAACTTTAACTGGTACATCTTGCATAACATCTAACATGTAAGCAATCTCTGAGAGCCACGCATCATTTTGACCATGTAAACTTAAATGATCTAAACATCTAAACCAATCCCAAGGTACAATAGGAAAGATACTGTAAGGATGACCAGTTGATTCTTTTACTCGGAGCAATTTAAATTGGCCATCAAACTTTCCTATTTCTGAATCCCAATCTTTAGTTTGCATTATAGCATCATCATTATAGATCATGATCCATGTACCTTGAGCATATACAGAGAGAGCATTATTGTATCTGTGTAAATTTTCGTAACCTAATCTTTTAAACTTAATTACTGATCTAGCAGGATGTTTAATATCTTTTAAAAAATCTATACTTTCTTTATCATCGTCATCTACTCCATAAAGTAGTTGAATCTTATCTGGCTCTTTAGCATTATCTAATAATGATTCTGTACATTTCTTAATTAAAGGAATTCTTTTTCGAGTAGGAAGTAAAACTGATATGGACATACTTCACCTTATTCTGTTTATAAGAATATATAAACAAAAATATTTGCCCACCGTCCACCCTGTTTCAAGTAAGTCTCCCTACCATTTAGTAAAACAGCACCTAAATTACCGAACAGAAATTATTTTTTATTTCGTAAAGAAACTATTAAAGTTCCGTAATATTCAGTAATTAGGTTCAGTGAAACAATTATTTTTTGTAGTATCCAAGATATTAATAAACTTACATATCTACATAATTTTAGTATAAGTTGTGTTATATAAATAGGAGCTAAAGTTACTCCCATTAACAACAAGCATATACTCACTGTTATAAAATCTAAAGTTTTTTCCAATAATTTAATTCGTTGAGTTTAAGAAAGAAAAATGATTAAAGCTATAATCCCAACTATTGCTATTCCACAGCTCCAGTTAGTTGATTTACATAAAGGACACATTCCGTCTTTCCATAATTTTGAAGAAAAAGGTATATATTGACACACATTAAAAGTTTGAAGCCAAGCCATTAAACTTTTAATTTTATTTTTTATTTTTAAAATCATAAGATACTCCTTATATTTTTTCCGTAGGCTACTATTTAAAAAGCAAAATGTACAGCTATAAAATTTATATACATTTAATTCATTCATCACTCTTTCTTACTCTTTCTCCCTCGAAAGAGCCCATTCGCTTTTTAAACTTAATACGATTTTTTTAATTTAAACTTAATACGATTTTAAATCGCTATTTATTTAAGATTAGTTTTTTATTTTAAGATTAGTTTTTTTTAATTATTCTTTAAGAAAAAAAAGAATAAAAAAAAAGCGAGTAAGAAATTAATCTTACTCGCTTAATTTACTTTTTAATTAAAGACTTTTAACTTTATTCTCGAAGTATTTTATATTCTCGATTATATCGTTACTAACTTTATTAGTTTTAATATATTCTAGATTAGAATTAATTAAATCTAAATATAAGTCTTTTTTATTTTTATCTAGATAAGAATTAATATCGACTAATAAATTAACTTTCTTAAATCTATTATTTTTAGTCGTATCGTATTCTATATCTATTTTACGATAATCGTTATTAAAAGCTTTTTCTATAGTAGTAGAAAATCTCGCTTTATCGTAAATAATAAAAGACTTCGTCTTATCTCTTTTATTATTAAATAATCTAAATAAAATTTTCTTATCTTTAAATTCTCTAAAAGATAAAGCTATTTTATTCTCGACTATTTTAGTTTTAGTATTACTCATCGCTTTCTCGCTTTCTAACTTTTTAAAGATAATAATTTATTTATTAATTTAATTTAAAAAGTTATTTAAAATATAATTTATTTTTA